TTTTTTGCAGTTGCCTTGTTTAGCAATGCTCTTGGCAAACTCAAGTCCAAAGGATAAGTCATCTGGGTTGCTTGAATCTAACCATGCTGCCCAAATGTGCATCTCTACACCGTTAGGCTGTAATACAATAAAACCTTTCTTTTCTGGCAATATCCACAACATAGAGCGTTGCTCGTAGCAGTCGCAATATATGTCCTCTGCAAGCCATTCTGAATGACCTTTAGCACGAACCTTCTCAAGACCCATGCGAACCCACCACCAGCAATGCCTTAAATCGTTAGGCTGTACATACGCAAAGTCCATTATCCTACCACCAAGTATTTATATGTTTTGTCTGCTACAGAGTTAGCATAATGCGTCAATGTTGCAGAACCTTTAGTTTGTGCGCTTATATACGGTGATTGTATTGGCGATGCCAATGTCAATGTTACTACACTAGACGGTATTGATGGTCTAGCATAAGGTGTTGTTTGTGCTGCGTATGCTTCTATATAAGTACCAGTTGCAGCAATTGCTATGCCAAGTTCAATGTAATCACCAGCACTACAAGTAACAAAAAAGTTAGCAACGGCTACTAAATAACCATCTGAAGAACCATGCTTTGCTGGTACATCAAACTTACTAGCTGTTCCTGCAACATCTGTACCATTTACTTTTACCCATATAGAAGTTGCATCAATTTGTGTAGTAGTATTTGCTAGTTGTAATGAAAATTGTACATTATAAGTACCGGCATTTCTTACATATATCTTATTTGCTGATAGGTATGACCCGTCAGCAATATCTGTCGTATTTAATGCAACAGTATAAGCAGTATTAGCTGCTGCAAATGTTTGATCTACTGTATTTTGATATGATGCATAAGGAACTAAATTATTTCCGGCTGCTGACGATACAGGAGTTAATAGTATAACTGAGTCAAATCCAATACGTTCATCATTAATAGTAGTTGTTGTAGCGTTATCAGTTGCTAAAGTAATAGTACCAGTATTGTTAGACTTACCTTCAATAAGATTGTTTACTACCTCGGATATTTCACGAGGAGTAGAACCTGCTGGGTTAAGTTTACGATACATTACCTAGTACCTTGTGGACTAACATCAACATCAATACCAATAGCATTAGACCACCTGTCACCTGTAGGAATTAATGATAAGCGATGATACTTACCGCTACTACGTAATGATACTCTATTTTCACCATCTGCTGGAGTATAAGAACCTATTTCAGGAACTTGATTTAGTAGTGTCCTAGACACGATTGCTACGCTACCAGAGCCATTATCTACTATTGGTCTAGCCAATGTAACAACTGATGTGCTTTCGTTACCTATGTCACCTGTAGTAATTTGTGCAGGAGAGTTAGCTCCAGAGAAAGTAATAACCTTATCTCCTCTAGCTCCAGCAAATAGTAATTTACCACCAGCCCACAAGTTATCATCTAGTGAAGTTGCCATAGTGTCTAATGTACGACCTTCTGCAGAAGCAGCAGCTAAGTCAATAGCATTGCCTGTGCCAGTACCTACACCAGTTGCTGTAAATCGTGCTCCTACAACATTTACTGCTGCACCAATTAATGTAAAGTCTGTTGAGCCTATTGCTGCAATTGTATATTGCTTGCCAATAACAAACGAACCTGCATTGACTAGATAGTTAGTATTTAAGCCTTCTAATGTAGAGCCGGAGCTTGCTGTACTAGATACAAAATTTGCATCGGTAGTACAATAAGACCACTTCTGTATTTGCCAGTTATAAATTAATAATGTCTGTACAGCAAAGTTATCAATAAAGCTCCATACGACTATTTTACGTACTGGGTCTACTGTAGCTGACATTAAGTCAAATTTTGATGGGTTGGCATTAGCATAGAACCATGCGTCTACCTTCTGTGTACCAATTGCAGTAACAGATGAGCCATCACATGAATAAAAGCCATCATCACCTAAAAAGTATGTGATATTGCCATATTTGACTACCGAGTTGCCTTCAATACAGCCTTGATTATGGGAGATGGTATCAAACTGAAAAAAGAATGGTGAGCCAATGTAAGACATACGAACAATGGCACGGTCTAGTAATATAAGACCAACCTCACCACCAGTTATGCCATGAATATTACCGCCATCTGGAATGATTTGAAAATCTGCTTGTGATGTGTAGCCTGATACCCAATCTGACTCATCGTTTATATCAGACCAGCGTACGATGTTAGAATTGACACCGCCATCTAAGTTTGCAGTAACAACAAAGTCACGTACGATAGCAACGTATTCTGCTACTGGCGCATTAGGTGAAACATCACCAAAATATGCACTTGTACCTAACGTATAGGATTGCAATTTGTTTCTATTGTTTGCTGCTAATATTGTGTTGCCGTATTGTGCAAAGTTCCATCTATTGACTGCGCTATAGTCTTCTGCAATAACTGTACCTGTAGCTGATGCAGGTGCGATACCTTTAAAAGTAGTACCGGTGGCTGCTACACTAGCTATGCCAATAAATGTTGTACCAGTTGCGGCTACACTTGCTATGTTTGCGTTAGTCCTAGCATAAGTAAAAGTTGTAGTTGTTGGAGTACCTGTAATAACGTATGAGCCATCAAATACATTATTACTACAATCAACAGTAATATAGTCACCAGTAAGGTAATTATGTGCGACTGACGTTGTAACTGTAGCTACGTTAGAAGTCAATGAAACTGTAGTAATGTCTTTAGATGTTGAGTAAGTTCTTGCGTAAGTAAATGTTGTTGTTGTTGGTGCGCTTGTTACTACATACGAGCCATCAAATACATCATTAGTAGCATTTACTGTAACGTAATCGCCAGTTGTGTACCCATGTACAGCAGACGTTGTTATTGTTGCCACGTTAGCTGCTAATAGTACGTTAGATATTTCTTTTACAGTTGAATAAGTTTTTGCGTATGTAAATGTCGTAGGACTAGGTACGCTTGTAATATTATAAGTACCATCAAATGTATTATTGCTGGCATCTACTGTAACTGAGTCATCTGGGCTATAGCCATGAGCTGCATTGGTTGTAATGGTAGCTACGTTTGCAGCTAGTCCAACATTGGTAATAGTACGTGCTACACTTTTTGAAACATCATTTAAATTTAAAGTTGCGCCATCAAACTTAAATAACTTTGTTTCACCGCCAGCAAATATATTTGTTGTTGTGTTGAATCTACCAGCACACACGTTATTAAGGTTTTCACTAGCACTATTAGAATAGTCTACAGCCAATGGGAATGGAGCATAGCCAATTACATTTGGGATAACATTTTTAGCAATAGCTAAGTTTTCCGCAATTCCCGGAAGGTCTGGAGTCCATTCTGTAAATGTAATACGTTGAGTAGCCATTAAGCAGTCCGATTCCACATATACACAACAACGTACGGTTGTAAGTTTGCATTCGTACCTGACACACCAGTTGTACTATTAGATACGGAAATACCTGTAGTAGCAGAATTAGTGCTAGCTTGTGTATCCCAATCAGGGTTGCCACGACCTTCTTCAAATCCATCAGGTTGATAACCACCTAAAGTAGTAGCAACACGACCAACGTGACTATGACCACCATCTGTTACTGTAGCAGTATGAGTATGGCTTACAACTACAGAATCAGCACTACCACCTGTAGCACCAGCAGCAAATCCAGTACCAACACCTATTAATACACGACCTGCACCAAAAGCTACCCATGTACCAAACCCAAGCAATGTATTTGGGTTAGTAGAAACAGTAGAAGAATATATAGAGCCAATTGGGTATAGCACTCGTAAAGCTGTTTGAACAAAGGCAGTAGTAGCTATTTGCGTAGTGTTTGTACCAGATGCAGCAGTCGGTGCTGTTGGAGTGCCTGTTAAGGTAGTTGTACCAGTTACAGTTAAGTTACCACCTACAGTAAGGTTATCGCCATCAGTACCAGCCTGTTGGTCTTTAACTTGAGCCATCAACTCACGGATAGCGTTATTAATTCCAGATGGCGCACAACCTTCAGCAATATCAATACCACCAATGTCGGTATTGTTTGCTGCAGTTGAACTCCACTCACTTACTTTATTTTTTGCCATAATCTATCCTTTAACGTACCATGTGTTTGTTGATGCTGATGCCGGAATCCAGTAATTTGCTAATACGTCTACATAACCTACTAAAACATAATCTAATTCAACGTATAATTGGTTGTCTGCCCTAGTCCAAGTATTTGCTGATACAGATGCCGTAACCCAGCTATTTATTGATACTTCTGTGTTTGTCCATGTGTTTTCATTTACCGGTGTGTCAATCCAACCTTCACCAAGTATATGC